GTCGCCGGCATCCTGTCTTACATGGATGCGACCAAGGGCTTCTGGTGGTCGCCGTCGAACCAGATCGTGCAGGGCATCAGCGGCACCGCGCGCCCGGTCAGCTTTGCGATCAGCTCTACCGAGACCGAGGCCAACCGCCTGAACGAACAGGCCGTGGCCACGATCATCCGCCAGGACGGGTTCCGCCTGTGGGGCAACCGCAGCACGGCATCTGACCCGCTGTGGACCTTCCTGCCGGTGCGGCGCACCGCCGACATGGTCTACGAATCCATCGAAGAGGCGCTGCTGTGGGCGATGGACCGCCCGTTCAGCGCCCAGCTGCTGCTGGATATCCGCGACACGGTGCAGGAATACCTGAACACCCTGACCCGGCGCGGCGCGATCCTGGGCGGCAAGGTCTGGCTGGACCCGGAACTGAATTCGGCCACCGAGCTGATGGCGGGCAAGCTGTACCTCGACTTCGATATCGAGCCGCCCGCGCCGCTGGAACACCTGACCTTCCGCGCCCACCGCGAGGGGTCGTACTACACCGAACTCGTCAACACCGTCGCCACGGCGCAATAAGGAGGCCCCACGATGGCACTGCCGCGCAAGATCAAGAACTTCAACGCCTTCGTCGACGGCGAGTCCTACTTCGGCATCGCGACCGAGGCGAAGCTGCCGCAGCTCAAGGTGATGACCGAGGCCCACCGGGGTGCCGGCATGGACGGCCCGGTCGGCATCGACATGGGCGTCGAGGGCATGACGGCCGAGATCACCTTCGGGGAATGGTCGCCCGCCCTGCTGAAAAAGCCCGGCCTGCAGCAGCGCTTCGTGCTGCGCCCGGCGGCGGCGGGCGAGGTGGGCGACGGCGCTGACACGATCATCGCCACCATCGGCGGGCTGATCACCGGCACCGAGACCGGCGATCTGAAGCCCGGCACGGACACGACGCTGAAGCTGATGATGGACGTCCGCTACTACCGGCTGGAAATCAACGGCGAGCAGCTTGTCGAGATCGACCTGGTCAACGGCAAGCGCGTGATCGGCGGGGTCGACCAGCTGGCCGACATCCGCCGCGCGATGGGCATTTAAGGGGGGCTTGAACGATGAGCAAAGTCACCCTTCAAACCCCCGTCGCCCGCAAGGGCGCTGAGCCGGTCACCGCCGTGACGGTGGCAAAGCCCAATGTCGGCGCGCTGCGCGGGCTGGCCCTGACCGACGTGCTGCGCATGGATGTGCGCGCGCTGGAGCGGCTGTTGCCGCGCGTCACCCAGCCGTCGCTGCTGCCCGAAGAGGTGGCGGCGCTGGACCCGGCCGACTTTCTGGCGCTGGCGGGAGCGGTGGTCAGTTTTTTCGCGACTCCGGATCAGATGGCGGCGCTGGACCGGGACGAGCCAAGGCTGCAGTAACCCTGCCGCATGACGACATCGAAGAGACGATGGCGGATATCGCCCTCGTCTTTCACTGGACGCCCCGGGACATGGACCCGATGACGCCCGAGGAACTGGCGCGCTGGTGGCACAGGGCCCGGGCACGGCACGAAGGCGAGGAGACCGATGGCTGATCTGAACATCGCCCTGATCCTGCGCCTTGTGGACAAGGCCACGGCCCCGGCACGGGCCGCGATGCGCAGCATCGAGCGGATCGGCGGCGACAGCCTGATGCGCCAGGCCGAACGGGTGAACGCCGGGGCGCGGCTGATGGAGGCGGGCCTGACCGATGTCGGCAATGCCGCGCTGCGCGGCGGGGCGGTGGTGGCGGCCTACGGCGCGGGGATGACGGCGCTTGCCGCCAGCTTCGTGCGCCCGGCGGCACAGTTCGAACAGTTCAACGTGCAGCTGACCACGCTGGAAGGATCGGCCGAAGGGGCGGAAAAGGCCATGGCCTGGATCGAGACCTTTGCCACCAAGACCCCGCTGAGCGTGGAGGAAACCGTGCAGGCCTATGCCCGGCTGCGCGCCTTCGGCCTGGACCCGACCACGGGGTCGCTGCAGGCGATGGTCGATACCATGGCGGCCACGGGCGGCGGCGCGGAAAAGCTGGACGGGCTGACGCTGGCGCTGGGGCAGGCCTGGACCAAGGGCAAGCTGCAGGGCGAAGAGGCCATGCAGATGCTGGAACGCGGCGTCCCGGTGTGGGACCTGCTGGCCGAAGCGATGGGCAAAAGTGCGGCGGAAGTGCAGAAGCTGTCGGAACAGGGGAAGCTGGGGCGCGAGGAAATCACCCTGCTGACCGACGCGCTGGGCGCGCGCTACAGCGGGGCTTCCGAGCGGGCGTCGGAGACTTGGGACGGGATCACGTCAAACCTTTCGGACCAGTGGACGCGGTTCCAGCGGCTCGTCATGGGGTCGGGGCTGTTCGACTGGATGAAGGGCAAGCTCAATGGTCTGCTGGACACTCTCGACCAGATGGCCGCAGACGGCACGTTGCAGCTTTGGGCCGAATCAATCGGCAAGAAAATTGAGGAGACACTGACGGGCATCTGGTGGGCCTTGAGCGGTGTCTACTTCTTTATCAGGTATCAACTCTACCCGGCGCTGGAAAGCGTCGCCACCGCCGTCGGCGGCTGGGACGTTCTGGGCTGGATCGCGCTGGCGCTGATGTTCTCGGGTACGCTGCTGAAGGTCGCCTCGGGCATCCGGCTGATCGCGGCCGGCCTGTTGCTGCTGTCCGCCAACCCGTTGGTGGCGCTGGCACTGGCCTTCACCGCCCTGGCCGCCGTGATCTATTTCAACTGGGACAGCATCGTCACCTATTTCAGCGAGAAGATCGAGGCGATCCGCAAGGCCTTTGACGAGGGTCTGCTGAACGGGGTGCTGAAGGCGATCTCCGAATTTCACCCCTTCACGCTGATCACTGAAGCCGCCATCGGCTTGGCGGCCACCATCCTGTCGGCCTTCGACATCGACCTTTACGCCATCGGCGAAAAGTGGATCGCCGACCTGCGGGCAGGCATTGCCGCGCAGATCGATGCGCTGGTCGCCTGGGTGCGGGCCAAGTTTGCCGCGATGATCCCCGACCTGCCCGACTGGCTGCGGTCGCCCGAGGCGGGCGGCTATGCGGGCATCGACGGTGATGGCTACGGCGGCATCGGCAACGCGATGGACGACACTGCGGCCTTTACCGGCCCTGCCGCCCCGCTGCGCCTGCGCAGCCCGGCGAACGGACCGTCGACCAATGTCAACGTGGGCGGCATCACCGTCAACGCCGCGCCCGGCCAGTCGACCGAGGCGGTCGCCCGCGAGGTGCGCCGCCAGCTGTCCGAAGCCGCGTCGATCAGGGCCTATCTGGACGACAGGGGGCTGCATGCCGATTAACCTGGGCACCATCATGATGGCGCTGGGCACGTTCCGCTTTGGCGTGAACCGCGCGAACTATCAGACCTTCATCCGGGATGCGTCCTACCGCTGGTCCAAACAGGACCGGCTGGGGCGCGCGCCCGCGCTGCAGTTCATGGGCCCGGATGCCGAAGAGATCACCCTTGAAGGGGTGATTTACCCGCATTTCAAGGGCGGGCTGCGCCAGATGGACCTGATGCGCGCGGTGGCGCGGACCGGCGCGCCGATGATGCTGGTCGACGGGCTGGGCTTTGTCTGGCAGCGCTGGGCCATCGTCACTGTCAGCGAGACGAAATCGGTCTTCCTGGCCGATGGCGCGCCGCGCAGGATCGAATTCAGCATCCGCCTGCAAGCCTACGGGGGGGACCGGGCATGACCACCTGGCACACCACCGATGGCGACATGCTGGATGCGATCTGCCGCGCGCACTACGGGACCGAGGCGCAGGTGCCCGCCGTGCTGGCCGCGAACCCCGGCCTGGCCGCCCTTGGCCCGGTCTACGCGGCGGGCGTGCTGATCACCCTGCCGGTGGTCGCGGCCCCGGTCGAGGCCGGGCAGGTCCGGCTGTGGGGGCGGACATGACGCGGCGCGGCCTGACCCTGTGGGGCTTCATTGCAGACCGCGCGGTTTGGTATCTATTGCGTCTGCATCCACATGTTCCAGCAGACGCGCGATACACAGCAGCAGTTGTCTGGATGCAGCCGGGGTCATTTCAAGACCGAACCGAATTTGCTGATCAACCCCGACGCCGACCGTTCCGACAAGCACGAGTTGGGATTGTTCAGCATTCCAGGTCACTTCAATCGGCGGATGAACAGTCGGCCACATTGGTAGTTCGTCCGGCATCGGCACCCCCTGCAAAAGACGAATCGGAGCCTACCACATGACCCCCGCCTTCCGGATCATCGTCGGCGGGCAGGATGCCTCGGGCGCGGTGGGCGACCGGCTGCTGGCGCTGACCGTGACCGACAATGACGGCGGCACTGCCGATCAGGTGGTGATCGATCTGGACGACCGCGACGGGCGCATCGCCACGCCCGACATGGACGCCACGCTGGAGGTGTCGCTGGGCTTTGCCGGCGGGCCGCTGGCCTTTCTGGGCAGCTTTGCGGTGACCGGCGTCGGCGGCACCGGCCCCGACCGCACGATGCGGATCACCGGCACCGCCGCCGACCTGAAGGGCGATATCCGCAGCCCGCGCACCCGCGCCTGGGAAGGCAAGACGCTGTCGGAGATTGTGCGCACCATCGCGGGCGAGTCCGGGCTGAAGCCGGTGGTGGGCGAAAGCCTGGCCAGCGCCGCCTGGGGCTATCTGGCGCAGACCGCCGAGTCGAACCTGAACTTCCTGACCCGCATCGCAGCCACGCTGGATGCCACGGCCAAGCCCGCCGGGGGCGCGCTGATCGTGCAGCGGCGGGGCGAGGGGAAAACGGCGGCGGGCGATGTGCTGACCCCGCCGGTCATCACCTCGGCCCGGCTGAGCAGCTATGACTGGTCGCTGGACGGGCGCGAGATTTACGGCGCGGTCGAGGCGCAGTGGTGCGACACGAACGGCGGCGCGCTGAACAAGGTCACCGTCGGCAGCGGCACGCCCCGCCGCGTGCTGCGCCACGTCTACCAGGCCGAGGCCGAGGCGCGCCGCGCCGCCCAGGCCACGCTGTCGGGCGCGGCCCGGTCTGCCATGACGATCCGCAACGCCCGGCTGTCGGGGTTCGAGCCGGGCCTGCTGGCCGGGGCCACCGCCCGGCTGGCCGGGCCGGACCTGCGCCCCGAGCTGATCGGCGAATGGCAGATCACCCGGGTCATCCACAGCCTGACCGGGTCCGGGCTGATCACGGGTTTTGACGGCAAGAAGGGGGCGGCATGACGCCGGCCCCGCACCAAACGGAGACTTCACCATGCCTTCACTGACCACCGCCAACCGCAACCGCGCCGCCGATGCGGTGACGCCGCGCGCCAACAGCGGCAGCCTGCGCCTGTATTCGGGCACCCCGCCTGCCGATGCCAATGCGGCGCTGTCCGGCAACACGCTGCTGGCCACCCTGCCGATGTCCGCCACCGCCTTTGGCGCGGCAGTCGCCGGGGTGGCCACGGCCAACGCGCTGACAGCCGCAATCGCCCCCGCAACGGGGCGGCCCACCTTTTGCCGGATCATCGAATCCGACGGCACCACGGTGGTGGTGCAGCTGCGGGCCGCGCTGGTCTGGCTGGCCTCGACCGCCTTTTCGGTGGGCGACCGGGTGTCGAACGGGGCCAACACCTATGTGGCCACCACGGCAGGCACCAGCGCCGCGTCCGGCGGTCCCACCGGCACCGGCACCGGCATTGCCGATGGCAGCGTCGTCTGGGCCTTTGAAGGCATCAACGAGGCGGTGCTTGCGGGGGCGTCCCAGATCATTTCCGGCGCGAACGTCTCTGTCTCGTCCGTCACCTACACGCAGCCGGCCGGCTGATGCGCGGGGTCTGGGGGGGCTTCTGGGCCGAGCTGATGACGCCCGACAAATTTGCCGGGCAACCCTACTACGCCCTGATGAATGCGGTCGGGCACGTCGCATTCGGCGAGGTTGCGGCAGACGCAGTGGTTGCCGCGTCTGTCCAGACCCTTGGCGTCCTGCCGAACCTCTGGGCGGTCTGGGCGGGCGTCACGGTCTGCTACGCCCTGGGCATCGAGCTGTGGCGGCAAAGGTGGTTCGGCACCGACACCATCGAGGACACAAGTTTCGTGTCGCTGGGCGCGGTGCTGAACGCCGCAACGCTGAGCCTGACACCGTCGGGCCGCTGGTTTCGGGTGGACGAGTGGTCTGCCGGGTATCTGTTCTGGCTGGCCTGCACCGCCCTGGCGCTGCTGGCCTATGTCTGGCCCCGCGCAAAGCGGGCTTATGGAGGTGATAAATGACCGCACTGAGCTTACGCCTGCAACAGCCGGACATGGCGGGCCTGTCCGACGCGGACGCGGTGAAGGCGCTGAACGCGCCGGACCCGGCCAATCCGCCTGCGTGGTGCGTGGTTGCTGTCAGCGACGTGGCGCGTATCTTCCGCCGGTCTGCCGCGCCGATGGCGGCGCAGATCAGCGCCACAGACCTGAAAACGGCCATGGTTGCCGTCATCGACGCGGCCAGAAATCCGGATCATCCGGCCCACAACACGGCCAAAGCGGCAGTGGAAATGTTCCAGCGCACCGACAGCCCCCAGATCGATTGCCGAGACGCCGGGGAACGTCAGGCGGTCCAGGTTCTGTTCGCGGCCCTGGCAGCGCCAGCGGCGAATATTCTTGATCAGGCGGCAGAGCAGGCGGTGACGGCCTTGATGCAGGTGTCGCAATCCTGGGCCGAGGCAAACGGCGTGACGGTGGACGTGTTTGCCGTCACCGCCGCGCGGTCGGGGGCGCAGGCGGTGACGGTTCTGGGGTGGCAAAACAACGGCCCTGCGGCGGGGGGCGGTGTGGAAGAACAAGCAAACCTGCGCCTTACGGACGGGACACAGGTTGGCGTGATCTTCAGGCTGCCGATGGCAAACAATTCCGCTCTGCGCACCGCTGCCCTGAACCAATGGTTGAGCAACAATGGCAACATACTTTCTTGATCCGGTCGGGGGCAACGATGCCTTGGACGGCACCACGTTTGCCAACCGCTGGAAGACCCTCAACGGCGGGCCGACGGCGGCGCGGGTGGCACCGGGCGACGAAATCAAATTCATCGAAAGCCCCGCCCCGACCCTGATCGGCAACTGCACCTGGACCACCGGGGCAAGCGCGCGGTCAATCACGGTTCCGGCTGGCACGGTAAAGCTGATCGACGCGCTGGCGGTGAACACGGGCTGGGTCGCGGCTGCGAACGTGACACTCAATGCGGCGTCAAGCCAGCGGATCATCGGCGCGGGGGCGGTCAACTTCACGGTTGGTGCGGCCTTCACCACGGGCAAGCTGGCGCATAAGCCGCTGACGATGGACCTGAGCGCGTTTCGGCAGGTCAACGTGTGGTTCCGCACATCGGTTGTCTTCGCGGCGGGGACTGTGTTTCTGGACCTGTGTTCGGATGCGACCGGCGACGTGCCGATTGTGTCGGTGCCGTTCACCGACTCCGGCAACACTGCCGCATGGTTTGCGGGCCTGATCGCGCATACCGGCAGCATCGGCACGATCAATTCCATTGCCCTGCGCGCCACGGCAGACCCCGGCACCCCGACCATTTCGATCAACTGCCTGTGGGCATCCAAGGCCCCCGGCAGTGCCGATGAAATCACGCTGGCAACGATGGTCAGCAAAATGGCCTACACCACGGCCCCGCCGCTGCGCGGCACCGGCTCCGGCGATGAGCCGCTGCTGGGGGTGATGGGTGTCAACTCGGACACAGCGGTTGTCCTGAACCGCAGCGGCAACCAAGACAACGGTATTGATGTTAGTGGCCGGGGGTATGACGGTGCGGCGGAGACGGTGGCCACCTATGCCCACCAGTGTGTTCCGTTTGCCGAACCCCGCATCTGGTCGCCCAACGAGGCCGGGACCGCCGCAGATCAAACCGTCTGGACAGGCGGCTGGTCGGCATCGGACATGGCGACGCGGACGGGCATGACCCGGTACATGCTGTCATCCCGCACCTATTCGGCGGGGGCGTTTGGGTTCCACACGTTCCGAAACTTAGTCATGAACACGTCGCTCGGCGGGAACACTTTGCCCGGCAGTGACGGGTGCCGCGTGGAAAACTGTCTGTTCACCGCCTGCGCCGTTGCAGCCAACGGCTTCGCGCAAAGTGGGCTGGGTGGTGCCGATCTTTGTTATTCTGCGGGCAGCAACTTTTCGCTCGGCGGGGCGAACCAGCCGAACTTCTGCTTTTTTGAAGACGTCTTTGCCTACTTATCGTCTGTGTCTTACGCCGGGGGCCGGAATTTTTTGCTAGGCATCACCGCCCGGAACAACAACGGCTATGGCTTGAACCTGAACGGCAACCCCGGAAACGAGTACATCTGTGCGGATGATGTGGTGACGCTGAACAATTCAGCGGGCGGAGTATTCGTTGCGCAAGGGGTCAATGCGCTCCTCCGCAACGCGGACCTGAGAGAGGCGACCGACATCGCCTTTGTCTCCAACGGCAATGATGCTTTGCTTTCCGTCGAAAGCCTGGGCAAGATTCCGGGCAATGACACGCTGCGCCACCCCTATGGCCGGATGACCCGGCAGACCGCCGTGGTGGACACGCAAGCCTCGTCCTGGCGCGTGCAGGTCACAAACAGCAACGCCGTGGCCCGTGGCCCGCTGCGCCTGCCGCTGGGGATTTTCGAGGTCACGCGCGGGGTGACGACAACGATTGCCATGCGGATGCGGCGCGACAACGCCGGTCTTTCGATGGGCCTGTCCTATATGCCAACCGAAGGCTTGCCGGGGATCACGACCGAGCAGCGGGCGCTGATGACGGCGGCGGCAAACAACTGGGAGACGGTGACGCTTTCGCTTTCCCCCACGGGCAGCGGGACGCAGATCATCAGTCTTGATCTGATCGCGTGGGGCGGCACCACGTTCAACGGTTACGTAGAAAGCATCACGGTGACCTGATGACGCTGAACGTCCAGAAGGACTATGGCGGGCGGGTTTTTGTTTCGACCCTGACCGGCACGCTGGCATCCCAGAAGGACTATGGCGGGCGGATCGCGGTCTGGTCGCCTGTGGTGGCGGCGGGGCCAGGTGCCATCACCGGCACCGCCGCCATCACCGTGGACGGGCCGCAGGTTGCGGCGACCGGCACGGTCAGCGCCCCGGCCATCACCGGCACCGCCGCCATCACGGTGGCCGGGCCCCAGGTGGCAGCGGCGGGCACGGTCAGCGCCCCGGCCATCACCGGCACCGCCGCCATCACCGTGGGCGGGCCGCAGGTGGCGGCGGCGGGCACGGTCAGCGCCCCGGCCATCACCGGCACGGCCGCGATCACCGTGGCCGGGCCACGGGTGGCAGCAACGGGTTCCGTCGGCGCTTTGCCTGCCATCACCGGCACCGCCGCCATCACGGTGGCCGGGCCATCGGTGGCAGCGACCGGCACGGTCAGCGCCCCGCCGATCACCGGCACCGCAGCCATCACCGTGGGCGGGCCACGGGTGGCGGCGGCGGGCACGGTCAGCGCCCCGGCCATCACCGGCACCGCAGCGATCACCGTGGCCGGGCCGCAGGTTGCGGCGGCGGGCACGGTCAGCGCCCCGGCCATCACCGGCACCGCAGCGATCACCGTGGCCGGGCCGCAGGTTGCGGCGGCGGGGTCTGTCAGCGCATTGCCTGCCATCACCGGCACCGCCGCCATCACCGTGGCCGGGCCGCAGGTGGCGGCAGCGGGTGTGGTGACCGTCAGCACCGCCCTGCCCCCCTGGGCCGGGCGCACCGCACAGAAAAGCCGCGCCACCGGGCGCGTACGATCCCTTTCAACGGGCCGGGCCGTGCGCGGCCTGGTCGAGGCATGAGGCAGCCATGAGCAACGTCTTTTACATGAGTCCGAACGACACGCTCTGGGCGCTGGACTTCTACCTGGATGACACCGAGATCGACCTGACCGGCGCAAGCGTGACCTTCACGCTGCGGACCGAGGCCGGGGCGCTTTTGTTCACCCGCCCCGCGCTGGTCCTGATCGCCACGGGCACCCCCGCCCTGCGCTACATCTGGCAAGCGGCTGACATGGCCGCCGAGGGCGACTTCACCGGCAAATTCCGGGCCACCTGGCCCTTCGGGACAAAGACCTTCCCCACCCCCGGCAGCATCCCCATCGTGTGCCGCCAATGACCCCCCCCCGATAAGCGGGGGTCAGGCTGTTTGCAGACTCGCTTGACAATCTAAATTTCCGCGCCCCGGTTCCCGCCAAATCCCCCGACCTGTAAAATCCGCCGCAGACACCTCGGGAATCTGTGCCCGGCTGTATCGTGGAGTTTGACAAATCAGGCGTCCCGCCGCATCTTGGAAACCGTTCGGAAGCGTCTTGAAAAGCGCTCCGGACGGGAAACACCAACGGCGGTTACGCCCCGACAGGGCGGCTCATCAGAGTCGATCTTCATCCGGGTGGCATGTGCAATGTCCAAGGCTTCGGCCCAAAGGCGCATGCGGACTGTCCGTTGGCAGTTTTTTCAACACCCGGAGCCGGTGACGGCCCGCGTAACCAACGGAGAAATGTGTGAACACAATCATCAAGGGCTACAGCTCGGCCGAGAAGAAGGCGCGGGCGATTGCCGACATCGAAGCACTGATCAAGGCCGGGACAAAGCCACTTGCCGCGATGGAGCAGGTCGCCGAGCGGACAGGCATCAGCAGACGATCCCTCTACACCTATCTGAACAAGACGAAGGGCATCAGAACCGAAGAGTGGGAAACGGCCCTTAAGCGCAAGCGCAGTGAGCCGCGACCGAGGGTGACCTGCCATCCAGACGCCTTGAAGCGGTTTCTTGAACTTGGCCGGAGCGGTGCCGAGGTCACTGTTTGCTATCGGCAGTTGGTGGTGGAAGCTGTAGACAATGGCTGGTCTCCGATCCCGTCAGAGCGGACACTGCGCCGGCAACTGGAGCGTCAGGTTTCATGGCAGGACCGGTACATGGCACGGCGCTCTGCCAGTGCGAACGGGAAGGTCTGAGCCATGTCCGTCATCACCAAACTGAAGGAGATTGAACAGGCCGTCAGCACTCCGTTGCTGAACGTTCAGAACGAGATGGATGGCGGCCTCACGGCGCTGGCAGGCCTGCGCAATCTGCTCGAAGCAAGCAGCGACTCTGAGCAGGAAGGCGTGGCCGAACTGGTCAGAATGATCGAGGCCCGATTCCGGCGCGCGGATGCTCTTCTGCAGGCCATGGCCTACCAGACCTTCGGCGCAAGACCCGGCCCGAAGGCTACTTAAAGGATGCTTTAACCGACGTTCAAAGGCCCCCTGCGAAGGGGGCCTTTTTCAATCCTGAAACGCTCACCAAGCGCGCCGGGGGCCATCCGTGAGCAAAAAACGAGTTGTTGCAACTTTGACAAGCAGCGCGAGCAGACTCTGATGTCGCGCCACAACGGCCAGGTGCTGAACGGCGCATGGGAAGTCTTTCGGCGCGACGGCTACGAGGGGGCCAGTGTCGACGACA